AGCCAAGCCTAAAGCCAAGCCTAAAGCCAAGCCTAAAGCCAAGCCTAAAGCCAAGCCTAAAAGTAAAGACTCTGATACCAGTTCCGAAAGGAAGGTAGCCGAAGATAAGGTTACCGCGCGGTTTAAGAAGGAATCTGTAGGGGTGCAGGAGGTTGGAAATCGGCTGACGTTCCCCAAGACTGTAGGGGAGAAAGAACCAATTACCGTACAGGACTTATATACGGCACTTACAGTGCTAGATGGCCCTGCAAAAGCTAGAGATAAAGTAGTCAAGGCGGTAAAAACTTATCTAAGCAAGGTCCCGCGCATATCGGACGGCCTGATGTTAGCCATCTATGATGTGGCAAATCAAAGTACGCAGTTCCGTACAGTTGCAGGCATGGCTCAAAGTGAGATCGATTTCTATCAAGGCACGGGTAGAGTGCCTGCACAGAGAGTGCTTGACTGGGCTAAAGATAACTTATCAGCAGATGTTAATAAGTGGATTGAGGAGACTCTAAATACCGAAAGGGCTGTGTTGTTCAGTATGCAACATGAAACTCCTTCTGGAAGCGAGAACCCGTCCTACCTAGAAAAGTATGAGAAACGCCAAGACCTTGCAGCAGCAAAAGCGAAGGCAATTGATGACCAAATGGAAGCAGAAACCCGTCAAGAGTTTCTGGATGATAAGAAAGAAATTTCTGAGCTGCTACCTCTAACACCCGAATCGGTTACAGAGCTTGACTCACCGTTACACCCCGGTGTGCGTGGGTTATTGGGTGATAACAACTTAAAGCAGGCGTTGCTACTTCTAGCTGGAACATCTCCAAGTACGCGAGTGTCTGATCTAGCCCGTAAACTTGCTAGCGTAGCGGGGGATACAAAAGTAGAAGTTGTTAAAGATTTGCAGGATGCAGGGTCGTTTGATCCTAAGACCAACACAATCAGGCTAAACTCTGAAATCGGCATGAACCCTCATGTACTACTCCATGAAATGAGCCATGCAGCAACTGCTGCTACGCTTGATAACCCAAATAATAGTACGACCAAACAGCTCAACAAGTTGTTTGAAGACGTTAAAGACTATCTTGATACCGCATATGGTGCCAAAGACCTGAAAGAGTTTGCTGCTGAAGCTCAATCAAACCCCGAATTCCGTGCAAAACTAGCGCAGATTAACCCTAAAGGTGAGAGCAATGCACTACAGCGGCTCAACAATATTATAGTTAACTTCTTACGCAGGCTTGTCGGCATGAAACCTAAGAAGCTCGAATCAGCCCAAACAATAGCTGATGATCTGATAGACAGTATTCTTGCTCCTGCCCCTAAATACCGTAACGCAAACGAACTAGCTATGGACGCCACCACAAAAGGTGTTAAAGGAGTAATGGATCGCGTAGGGGCCGTTCAGAAAGCTGTAAGCCAACCGCCCCTAACTGCACAAGGGAGGGAAAAGTTTGGGGATATGGCAAGCAATTTGATGAGCAGCGCGGGGGAAGCAAAGTCTTGGCTAATACCTAAACTGCTTGATGCGCAAGCGTTAGCTGACACTGCCTATAGTGTAAGTAGCAAACTTGGGGATGTAGCGACTAAGTTTTATGAGTCCGCTGACTTTATGCGAGGGGAAATGGGGGATGCATATAACAAAGTACGGGAACAAATTAAGATCATAGATAAATGGCATGCAGTAGTAGGCCAAGAAGGTCAGAAGCATCTGGACGATTTAATATATAGTGAGGAGTACGGTGCTACTATCTATCAGGTAGACCCTACCAAACCTTTTAGTGATTACGAAGGTAAGACTGATGAGAGTGGTAATGACTTAGGGGCCGTTTGGAAAGCACAGCGCAAAGACTGGAAAGCGTTGGGGGCTGATGGGCAGAAGGCCTACCGCACGATGCGTGACATGTACCGCGCCCAGTTTAAGGAGTTGAAAGCAGTTATTGATGGGCGTATTGATAGGCTACTTAAAGACAATCCTGCTGCGGCCACTGAGCTTAAATCCGAAGTATTTGCTAAATTGTTTGAGAACAAAGCGCTAGATGTATATTTCCCATTGCTACGTGAGGGTCGATACAAGATCGAGTATAGCTTCAAAAACGCCAAAGACGGGCGCGATACTTATGTGTTCCAGATGATGGATAGCAAGGCGCAGCGGGATCGTTTAGCAGAAGAGTTACGCGCTGACCCTGAAGTTATAAAAAGCTCTGTTAAGACAGGTGATGGTGATTTTACTGATTACGATTTTAATAATGCCCCCTCCACTTCTTTTGTCGGCAAGGTCATTAAAGTCCTTGATGCGAATGGTAAAACGCTAACCGGAGCGGAAAAGCAGTCTTATGCCGAAAGTAAAGCTGATATCATGAATTTGTTTATAGATGCACTCCCGGAGTCATCGTTCGCTAAGTCCCTGCAAAGACGTAAGGGTACGCCGGGATATATGACAGACTCAGTTTATGCAATGAAGACTAAAGGTTTCGACCTTGCAAGGCAGGTTGTGAAGCTGAAGTACACTGCGCAGTTCCAGCAACTTGAAGCCGAGCTTGCTGAAGTCAGGGCAAAGCCACCACAGGGTGCGGACTACAAATTTAATCAGATTGGGGAACAACTTCAAACACGGATTGAGTTTGCTAAGTATGGGGCAAGAAATAAAGGTGTTGAAGAATATGTACGTTTTGCTAACCAGACTGCGTTTGTGTGGACACTTGGTGGCAACATAGCCTCTGCCGCAGTGCAGCTATTCCAGATGCCAATGTTTGTTTTCCCCATGCTCGGCGCAAGATACGGGTACCAGAAGACCTATGATGAGATTATGAGTGCCTCGGATATTGTGACAGGTGCTAGAATGAACGCTGAAACAATCAAAGAAGCGACTGGCATACGTGGTAAATTGGGTGCAGCGACAAAGAAAATATCAATAGCACACGGGCTTGACTCTTACTATGACATTACTGACAACGGTGATTTTGTAGTTAAAAAAGGTCTAGGCGTACCCGATGCCCGTGTGAAAGAGTTAGAGCGTATTGCACCCCTAGTGCAGTTAATGTATGGACGGGGACACCTCAACCGATCCTTTATATTTGATCAGTTAGGCCTACAAGAGGGTGGTAGAGCCGCGAAACGCGGGGGTTTAGGGCAATCTATAGCCAACGGTATTGATTTTGGCACAGGGGCCTCCGCTCTAGTGTTTAACCAGTCTGAACGGTACAACCGTCAAGTTACAGCAGTTGCTGCGTACAACCTTGCCTTGGAGCGTGTCACTGCAGAAAACCCAAAAATGCCCCTAAGAGAACGCCAAGATAGAGCAGCGGTAGACGCGCTGTACGATACACAAGAGTACAACGGTGGTTCCACGCTAGAAACCGCACCGCGCATTGCACAGGAAGGTTTGGGCCGCGTAGCATTGATGTACAAGACCTACGGGCTGCGTATGTACTACAACATGTTCAAAACTATGGGGGAGTTAAAAAACACTTTTGTCGAGGCTAAAAAGGCAGAGGGGCTATCTGCTGCCGTTGCTGAATCTCTAGGTAGCGTTGCAATGCGGCAGATGATCGGCATACATGGTTCAGCTTTGTTTTTCTCAGGGGTGCACGGAATACCGTTATATGGCGCTATGCAGGTGTTATCTAACTTATTCTTAGACGATGAGGAAGACGATTTTGATACTATCGTACGTAATTATATTGGTGAGGGTTGGTACAAAGGTCCGTTTAACCAAGTTCTTGACCAAGCAGGCGTAGGTGCTGACGTGTCATCACGTATACGCTTAACTGGGTTGCTAATCCAAGAAAACCGCTACAATACTGAACCGTCACCCGAAGAGTTTCTCGGGTTTTATCTTGGTGGCCCTGCGTTTAGTATATACAAGAGACTAAACCGTGGGATTACTGACATTGGAAACGGCGAATACGAACGTGGTATAGAGAGTGTCCTACCCACAGCGATATCCAATGGGTATAAAGCACTCAATCGGTACCAACGTGACGAAGGTATATACTCACGCCGTGTTGATCCTATTTACGACGATATGACGGGTGGTGAGCTGTTTGCACAATTCTTTGGGTTTGCCCCCGCAGAATACATACGCATCCAAGAAGAGAACCAACGAGTTAAGCGTATAGATAGTGCCGTATCAGATAAGCGGTCCAAATTGACAAAGAAGATGTACATTGCAATGCGAATGGGCGATTGGGATGAGATTGCACGGATAGACATCGAGATCGGGAAGTTTAACTCTAAACATCCTAGTTTTTCTCTAAGCAAAGAGTCAATCATAAAATCATTAAAACAACACATAAAGACTTCTGAGACTATGCATAATGGCGTAGTGCTGTCACCCGCCATGCGAAGGCTTGCGCAGGATCATGTTTACGGAGTACGTAACGGATTCACACCCCCTAACATGATGAAGTAGTTATGATAACTGCTATCTTGTTAATATTTAAAAAGTGATTGGTCATGGAATTCATGGACGCTATAGGAGTAGTTTGGCCCATTGCAGTAGCTTTCGTTACACTAGTCGTTGTGCTTGCAAAAATGCATGCAGATATTGAGCAAATAAAAGAAAAAATTAAAGTCTTGTTTGAACTGTGGAATAAGAAGGATTAGAAGTAGAATGACCCTCTCCAGTGTTACGGCGCACCGGAGAGGGTCATGGAGAACGACAGACAGTCTTGGAGGGTGGACCATGCTGTCCATCGAACTTTATCACACTGTACGCCAGAAACGTACCCCTAAATTACCCCCTTCTATACGTAGGCGGTGTTCCAGCTCCCAGTGTCTATCACAGAATATCTTGTTTACCTGCTTTATTGCCCCATCAGTATTTATGCAGGGTACAAATATAGAAGCACCGATATCCATATGCCCCCAGTTTATCTCTATCAACACACCATCTGGTGCTATGTCATAAGTCTTCAATACCTTCATTTTCAGGGTCCACATCAAACTTCATAACTATCACATCGGCGGAAGGTAGCTGTAAATTAGTGCCTTTGGTAAGCTGCTTCTTCGTACGCTTACCCCCACAATTAGTTAGGATATCAGCGACCAAAGACCCGTAGCTAACCTGCAAATCACCACACCATTCCTTGAGGGGTTTCGGCTTTACGTAAAACAGCTTTGTGTCTGTTTCATACCGTGCAACTAATCGACCCCGTGCAACCTGCTCCGGTATCACGTGATCGTCAAGTCCGTTGCCCTGTGTCCCGCGATTATCTAGGGTGCTTTTAATCTGAAGTATGTAGCTGATGTTCTCAGCAAAGAAATCCCCCATTATGTCAGTCGCTGAACCCTGCATCTCAGTCAGCCCTTTCTTGTTTTGGGCAACTAGGTCAGTAGTTGCCCACTTAAACACTTTCTGAACGTCGAAATCGTGAAGCCCAACCTTCTTGGAGATCAGCAGCCCTGATATTGTTGCAGTAATTGTGTCAGACCAGTAACGGTTCTCAGATGTTAGTTGTGCTCTCTCATCGACCCGTCTCTGTACCTTTTTTACTATGGCTTTTGCCTCTTCTAAATTACCCATAACCCACTGTATATAGGGGGGACCTGCATGTCCGTAGTTCCCAAACACGTTACTCTTAAACGTATCTTGTATCTCTTTATCCTTTACTTCGTCAAATATGCGCGCGACTTTGCATTCAAGTATACGCTGCGCCTCTGCTTTCGGCATTGCCTTGCCTCGACTAACTGTCTCAATAACAGACGCGTTAGCAGTGTACTGCATCAATAAACCCCACTCTCTGCCTTGGTGCCGTTCCACATTCGCACTGGATGTCATACGCCCCCGCTGCTTGCCTGACGTGCCCTGATAGATAAGGTCAGACATTTGGCGAGGTGTTAAGTTTGTAACCTCATCAATACCTGTGGGTAAGCTGTGCATAACTTCTGCTCGGTTCATTTTAAATGCAACGCTATCGGCTTTATCTAAAACAAGTTTCTTTGGGTTGCCCCAGATACCCGCAGTAGCGTACATCATCATGGTTTTACCTGTGCCAGATTCGTTATTAATGAACGCTACTGCGCCACAGCTCTCGTTTAATAATTCCATTAGGGGGCTACCGAAACCCATGCCAATTGCGAACTGCTGCAATAAAAACTTATCGTCGTCCCACAGTTTTAAGTTATCACGCCACACTTCATAGCTACCCTTGGGTTCAAAATGAGGGAAATACCCCACAGTTTGGTTAGCAGGAGGGTTAAATTCAATGCAGTCAGGTCTAATCTTTTGGTTGCCTACAATAAAGGCATCCATTTTATCGTCGGTCCATCCGAACTGGACATGTGCATCGTCAGCGGTGCTGTTGGCTTGTAGCTCATCTACCCAACTTAGTGTATATGACATAAGATCATCCATCCTTTTTACTGCAACGCCTTGAGAAGATAGTTTCTTCCTGAACTCCTCGCTTGACGTAACTGAACTCATTGGCAGTGTAAATTCTTGCATCCCATCACGCGGTAGGTGTAGGCGCATCACCAACGACTCCCCCAGTTCAGGGTCCCTCACTCGTTTAACAACGTATAAGTCGTTATGGTATATACGCTTCTCTTCTACCTCGCCATCTTCGTTAGCGGTGCGTATATAAATACCGCCATCATTACCTCTAACGTACGGAGGCGGGTATTTAGGTATAACCTGCGTAGGTTCATCCTCCTCTAGGCTTTCCGCTACATAGTTCCCTTCGGGGTCAACTTCGGCCTCTATCAACTTCTTACCCAGTGATATGGGTGATTTTATATCCCCCCATCGAGGGCAATCGCCACACACATCAGGGTTAAACTCATTAAACCGTGCGCACGTGTAGGGGCCTTTTATCTGCTCCACCTTACGTTGCGTATCCCCTGCAGTGTATTCAGGATGCCCTTTAGAGATCAAGTGTGTGGCTTTCCCCCCATCGCTACAAAATTTAGCAATAGATAGCCCTGCACGCCACAAAGGCTCACTCATAGTATCTTGATTACGGATTATATACTCTAGTTGCGCACACCCATTACCCCTTTTAGTCTTAACTAGTATGTCCTTAAATAGGGCTTCCTGATTCCCCATTAGGTTCTGCATAGTCGAGCTTAGTTCCATAGGGGTGTTTGATGTAGGAACTGGTATCGGATCGGACCCTAGCAGCTCCGAAAACGCATCAAAATTAACAGTCTCAAATTTGGCAGTGAGGCCAAAAAACCCCACCCCAGACGGAGGGTTAGTCTTATAGTTGTGTGTGTGAGGAACTCTTAACACACGTGCAGCATCTGATGTGACTGCGGGATCGGCGTAGAAATCTTGCTGTGCACACAACCTCTTTAGGCGTTCTGCGACAGGCAACCAATCATCCAAGCTCACTGATTCTTCCAGAAACCAGTACACGTGTATGCCACGCCCTGAATTGACCATAGTTGGTTTCGGTAGTTTGTTGTGCTTACAGAATCGCCGTAGTTCCTGTATAGCTTGTTCTTGATCTAAGAACTCTTTGCTAGGGCCACAATCCAGATCAAGAAAGAAAGAGTTTAGTCTTTTTACGTTATTAACTTTACGGGAACCTGCCTCACTAAACGTAGCCAGCCCATAATAAACATCGTACCCTTCTTGGTCATAATTGTTAGCGGCATCAACAACAGCATCTATTGATCCATAAAACTTCTGTGCTTTGCGTTCGTCGCTTGAACGTGCTGCAAATACACAGTAGTAGCCCCCACTACTCAGTGCCTTCGATAAAAATGTCTTCGTTTCCATTGGTCCACCCGTTGCTTAAACCGACACGACAGGGGCTAGCACCCCCACCGTACCGTGGTTCGATTGCCGTAAATAGACTGTTATTCATCATCCCAGTTATCAATAATCGAACCTAAATCACTATCCTCCTTGGGGGGTGGCGCGGTTTTTTTCACTACCTTGGTAGGCTCCTCAATAGCTTCATTCGCCGCCTTGTCCGCAAATAAAGGTGGGGGAGTTGCTTCCTTTTTAGGGGCAGCGGGTGCTTCTTTGCTTACCCCATCCGTCTGGGATACTGTCATCCTAAGTGCTCTGGCCGTATCTGGATGGTCTTTCAAAGCAACCACTTGTTCTAACTCTTTCTCCTCAAGTGGGCGAACTGCCTTGAAAAATAGCTTTGGAGTGCTAGCCATACTATCAAACTTCATGTTGGTGATAATAGATATGGCGGGAGTGTTGTGTGCAGATAGGAACCGTGCATAGGCTTGCATTGGCATGTTACCATCTCGGGTATCCCCAAATATAGACGTAGCGGGTATCTGTAATTGATACACTTTATCTAGTTGTCCCTCTAAAACAACAGCAAGTCTTTGTGAAAACCTGCACGCGCGCGACTCACCTTGTCCTGAACCCTTAATGTTCTGTGGGCAATCCATGCATCGTGTGGCTTGACGTGTTTCTGGGGCAACTTCTTTGGCAGGTTCTCTTGTATCGGCAGACCAACACTTAGGCGGTGTAGGGTTAGAAGGGCTATACACCCCCTCGTAGTAAGTGCGCGCTATGGGTGCAGCATCGACAACAATCATGTTCATGTTGTCTTCCTTGCTTACTGAAACTTGGTCCCCGTTAACGTACTCCCTAAATTTCTGCCCTGAAAGACTAATACGGTGGCGTTTCTCGCCTCCACCAGAGCCACCCAACAAGTTGTTGTTTGTATCTTGTAGGCTTTTAAATAGTTCGCTGCTTGCGAGGGCGTTGTTCTCAAACAAAGTAATGTCTGACATTCTTTTCTCCTTATAAGTCTTCGTCTAGGTTTGTACTTGCATCTACACCGGAAACGGTGGTGGTTGCGTCAGCAGCTTGACGCTCTAGTTCTTTCTTGGCTGCGACTAGGTGGTCTTCTCTCCCCACTGCTCTAGTGAGCGCGGTAGCAACGTCATCAATCGAGAACCGATACGTGTTACCCACCTTAATGTAAGTAGCTTTAGGTATTATCCCTTTGCGGACCCAAGCCCGTATTGTTGAGACAGATACAGAAAAGTGCTTAGATACACCTTCAATTGGTACAAATGGTCCAGTCATTACTTCTTCCTCACAGATATTATGTATTCAGAATCGACATTGAGTCCTTTAGGTACAACATCGGGGTTTTCTTCGAGGAAAGTTTTTACGTTGGTTTGGTTCAACCGCTTTTCCAGAAACTCGGGTACATCATGCTCCATAACAAATCTATGCATGGACTCCCAGTCACTGGTCCAGTAGCGGGTCCTAACCGAACGGTAGAATACCCCCTCAGAAGTTTTAACACTCTCAAGCCCCTGCTCCTTGCAGTAGTCTAGTAGTGCAGCTTTGACCTTATCCAGTTGTTGGGTCAGGTCCTCTTCTCGCTCCTTAAACTCCGATGCAAGCAGTGCTTTTTTATCTCGGATTTTTAAGTAGACACGTGTTAGCTTTTCAGCCATTTTAGTTTCGTCGCTCATTCACACACCTCCAGATGCCGTAAAATTTAAAATCAGTCTTGACACTCAGGTCCAACCCACTCCATTTGTGTGACTTGGTTGTCCTTAACGTGATATACCGTGTTATCAGAAAACACAATCACACACTCTTCGAGCATAGCCATTGCTTCAAGTTGTTTTTCGTCGGCCATTTAATTGCTCCGTTAGTATCTCGAAACAAAAAAGCATTGCCTGTAGCCTGTCCCTTGAAAACCCTGCACATAATCGACCTTCTGTGTTCTTAGCAGTGGCAACAAAAAGCCCATCTCTGTTTTTATTTACAACCATTGTAGGCCCCTAAATAGATTCAACAAATGTGTATGCAGCTATGGCTGCAAGTAAAAAGAACAGCGTAAACATGGGCCAAAACACATATGCTGCGACCCTCTCAATAGCTTCCATCATCTTATCGAGCATACGTTAGTACCCTCTTACGCATAGCGGATGCGCCAGACTTACCCTTATTAACTAACTCGTCCTGCTGCTTCTTAGTCCTGCCGTGCTTGAGGGCTGTCGCGCCTTGGGGGTACTCGCGTATGATCCCGTTGTTAGCTAGGTACTGCTCAAGCAATACTTCCATTTCTTCTCTAGCTTTTTCTTTTTCTTCCCATGATTTAAGTTTGGGCGTGATACTCCTCTCACTACCCCTAGTCAGTTTTACTGCCATAATGTACCTCCTAAAGTTATGGTGATGCGTTTCAGCCTCAAGTGCATCAAGCTCGATCTCAAGAAAC